ACAGATGCACACCTTGGTATTGAAATCCAAATAAGTTCGTTATTTATGAGTAACATATTAAAATATTTTTATAGTAACCTCTTTGATTCTGATTTTACTTTTGTAAAAAATTCATCATCTACATCTTTCCATTTACCTTTTGGACATGGATTTTGATTCTCTGAAAATATTTTTTTGGATATCGGACACCCACATGCCGAACAAATAGGTTTTGTTAATATAAGTTTTTTATACTCACATCCATTACATATGTTAGCTCTATTTAATGCCAACAATCTTTGGGATTCAGTTGGATTAAATGAAATTATCCAAGCATTAATTATTTCAGTAAAATTCATAACTTATTAATTGAAAAAATTTAAGAATTGTCACTTACTATTAATGCACCTATTTGGGTCATTATAGTATTAATTGTTGTAATTTCTTGTATAGTCATTTTATTAAATATTTTATTTTATTATAAATACAAACAAACTCTACCACCATCATAACAAGGGTTATTATAATTGTAAGTACAGGTTTCGTACATTTTATTACATCCACCAGCTCCGATACCAAATACGAAACAACGTTGGCATTGAAAGTTATGTTCGATTGCTACAAACATACCATCATCGGTTTTAGTTAAGAATAAGTGTTCATCCTGAACTCCAATCTGCCATCCATCAAATCCTTCTACACTATTTGTTATATTTGTTACAGTTTTTTCGTTTACTTCAATTGTTTCTAAATTATCCGTTTGTACTAAAAGTATTTTATCACCTATTTGTAACATATCTACTTCTTCATCTTCGGAATGAAGTTTTGTCCATTTAACAATATCACCTCTCTTTATAAGATATTGTGATATGGATGTATCCTGCCATGTTGTATTATCATCAAATGTAATTGTTGTCATTGGTGATAATACATTTGATTTTGTTTTAAACTGAACGACATTTGTACTAAATGTTGAATTTGATAAAAATTCATTAAAATCAACTTGATAATTTCGTAATTCGTTTGATGAATCTAAATTTGGTTGATTTTCATATAATTTAATAGTCTTTATTATATCACCAGCTTGTAATTCTAATCCTGTTTTATATGTACCATCTGCCATCATTACCAAATCGGTGTCTAACAATTTAGGCCTACTAATATCTTGGGTGTTTGTGATATATGACTTTCTAAAGTTTGAGTCTATTTCGAAAGTTTCAGAATTATAAGTAACATTATCATACAATTGTACATTACCATGTTTAGTATATGCACCAATTGAAATAGATTCTAATGTCGATGGATATAATAAATTATATGAACGAACTATACTGACTACATTATTTTCAATTTTATTTAAATTTAAATGATACTCCATTAAAAAATATTCATCGGTTACATTTTGTAATACCACATCTAATTCTTCCAATGTAGTTACTTTATAAAATTTAGGGTATTCGTTTCTGTCGTATACCGGATATTTAGCTTTTAAAATAAAATTTGGATGTACTCCATTATCCGATATCGTTGTTATATTTGATATAAGTTCGTCATTTTCATTTTTATATGCAAATTGATGGCCAAATTCAGTAGATTGGATTAACTTTAAAAAATTAACTTTATCCTTACAATAAGTTTCATCCAATATCGCCGTAACATCATATGCACTTCTTATAATTAGATGTGTATCGGAATCATCAACGTGTGGGATAGTTATATTACCACCTACTTCCTCAAAAGCATATTCAATATTTAAACCAGTACATAAAATTTCTAATTTATCGTGAAATTGTCTTATGCCACCAATATATGTTACTTTAGTAAAGTTATTGGTAGTTATGAAATTGGATAATTCATCTAAATTAAATAAACTATTATATTGTTCTTGTGTTAGTCTGTTGATACCTGAATTTGTGTTTGTTTCAATTGGTAATAAATTACCTACCGAATTATATACAAAGTCGGTTCCTAATAATACTGTTCTCATATTTTATGTTTCTATTTGTCTATAAATATAAATTAATTAAATAAAATTATATTATTTTTTTTCCATATTGAGGTTTTGGAATATCGTTTAAGTCTTCAAATAAGATAATAGGTTCTTCAATGGTTTCAATCTCATTTGAGATTATAGTGTATGATTGTGATCCTGTTTCTTGTTTTTCTTTTAATTCTAAATATAATCCTCTATTATAGATTGAATATGGTATTCCTATTCTTTTAAATGTCTCCTCAGCTTGTTCAATTCTTCTTAACCTATCCATTGGTGTATTCCACTTTGTTGTGAAATTAACACCATTCTCATATTCTAAATATTGTTTCTCCACATCTCTCCACTTTACTAATAGAGTTTGATGTAATAAAAATACGGAACAGGTTACTATTTCTGCCATACAATCTCTAAATTCCTCTACAAAGTCTAAAGTTTTTTGAAAATCTTCATCGGTTTCGTTTAGATATCCAACAATGATTTGCATACCAAACAACAATGGATATTCAAATTCAGTTCCCTTATTTTCTTCATTTACCTTTCTTACATTTTCAAAAATTTCTCTCACACCTTGAACATCGGTGTATTTTTTCATATGTTTAAGAACTGGTTCGGAATAAGATTCGAATCCTGTAATAAACTTTGTTAGTCCTGCTCTACGATATAATCTTATAGTTTCTATATCTCTCATTTGAGATTGTAGTCTAACATTACCACCGATATTAATATCTAATCCTCTTTCGATAATTTTTTCACACAATTCTTTTAACCACTTTGGATTACCATTGATAATTGAATCGTGACAAAAGAAATACTTCTTTCCTTTTGCAACCCATCCTTCTAATTCCTCTAACACATTTTCAACGGTTCTATATCGGTATTCAGGTATATAATCCGGTACTGAACAAAACGAACAACGATAAGGACAACCTCTACTCATTGTAATAGGTTTAGTGTCCTGATAAACTGACTTATAATAAAAATTATCTTCTAAAGAACTATAATCCGGAATAGGTAATGCATCCATTGGAATATTTGCTCTCATTTTATTGTGGATAAAAATACCATTTAATTGCCAAATTAATCCAGGTATAGACATTAAGGACTCCTCACTCCAATCTGACTTAAGTATTTCTACAAATGTCATCTCACCATCACCTCTACTGATTGCATCGATGAAAGTATATTCGTTTGTTTTATAATTTGAATTGGGTAATCTACCAAAGTCTAACACTTCAACACCATTACCACCAATTAAAATTTTAACCTCTGGATATTTTTCTTTTACTAATTTTGCAATTGCAAGTGTTGCATCTATATTACCATCGATAATACTAAATCCTAAAAATTTAGGCTTTGCTTTCTCTAAATATCTACCAACGAATCCGTATGCAATATCATATGTTTCCTGAAAATTATATAATAGATGAAACTGACTTTGTTTGGAGTATGTATTAAATAAATTGAAAAACTCACCTTGCTTATCCGGTGGATTTAAAAAGAAATAGTCAATTACTGGGTCAATGATTGCAACCCTTAATTCGGGTTCATATTTGTCTATCCAAGACTTTAAACCAACTATGCCGGAATAATAACCTGATTCATTGATATTAGGAACTTGTAATAACAAACAATCTTGTTCTTCTATATCTTGAAAATGGAATTTATGTTCTATCTCCAATCCTTTGCCTTTCTCTGCAAAAACAGTTTGACGCATATATTGTAGTAAATCGACTTTGATGTCAAATACTTCAACACCACTTTTCATTTGGTCATCTACTCTATTCTCAACTTTTTGAATTTGACTTTCAATATCAGGACTAATGATTTCGTCAATTTGCATGAATATAATAATTTAATTAAATATACAAATAATTATTGAATTTTCCAAATAAATCAATTTTATTCAAAAAAATAAAATCTATATTAATGTTGAACCATTGTTATTAATATAATTAATCATTATATCAGCCAATACTTTACAGCCAAATTCGGATAGGTGGTGGTCATTTATTACGCCTTTTGTTTCATTTATTATTTCCATCTTACCTTTATAATATGACCAATATAAATTATTTACTATTTTACTTTTTTCAAATTCGGAAAAAGCTGACCAATAAACTATTTTGTTATTTTTAAATGTATAATTTAACAAATCCATCCATCCCATTATTTCTTTTAAAAATAATTCGGAATCTCTATTTACTAAAATTTCTTGTAAAGTCCTCTCACTTATAAGTGGTAAATCTGGTAAATGATTAAGAATTATTGTATGGAAAAATTTGTTAGACATATCTGCTAGTCTAAATCTTGTTATTGATGACCATCCTATTATTATATAATCACCATCTTTGATGTTATTGATTTGTTTTATAATGGAATCTAATATCGTATAATTATCACTACCACCTTTAGCACAATTTCGAAATGGTAATTCTAAATTATCCGCAAGAATTTCTGGCCAAAATTTGGGTTCATACCCTTTCCATTTGATATATTCATCTGCCCACCGATAAGATTTATTATATCCCTCAGTATTAGAATCACCAAAAAACCATATCTTATTCATATTTTATAATATTGTTTAAATTAATTGGGGTGGGGGTTGGGGGAGAAAGTCGTTTTTTAAGAAAATTTTTAGAACATACCTTCTATTGATAGTCTATATCAATTCTCTTTTTATACTTATTATACTTTTTAATTTCATTTTAAGATTCAATATATCATCTTCCAATTTATCAATTTCATTTTGTTTTTCCATTAATAAGTCGTATGATGTCAGTCCTCTTTCATTATTTAAAATTCGTTTTAACCATAACTCATCTTTGTCACATAAAATATATAATTCATCCAATTTGTCTTTTGATATCATAGATAAAATTTCAACTTTTGATTTAAAATGTTTCATTTTATGGGAATCATATAATTCGGGTTTATATTCAATTTTATAATCAAAAAATTCCGACAATTTGTCTAGATGTATCATTTTGAATCCAAAAATATTCCATATACGATACAGATTTTTATATAAGTTTGGAGACCAATGTTCGGATTTATCATCAATCATATTTTCAATAATTACATCCAAATTCCAATCTTGTTTACGATTATTGGAGGTGTGTATTTTGCCCTCTATATTTCCCCACACATAATCGGTTTGAATCGCCGATATGATATGTTCACACGGATTTCTATATGTTACAATTGAATTTTGTGTAATATCGATTGGTGGATTAGGTGAATTTGGGTCTATATCCACTTCCGATTGGTTTATCCAATTAGAATTTCTTACAAATCGAATACCACACTTTGGAATACAAATAATTGGTTCTCTATCTTTATATTCATGTTTTGATAAAATCATAGTATTGTGTTTATTTCTTCATTAGGTCTCTTTTAAGACGCTTTAGATACCATATAGGAAAATATATCACCCAATACATAGAAACGACAAATACACCACCCATAATGACAATGGACATGGTTATAAGTCTTAAGATTAGTAATATAGTATTAATGAGAGATACCATTACCATAAATTGATGTCCAGATGCCGACTATACCAACCAAACACCAAAAGGCATTCAATATAATGTATGCACGGTTATCTCTTTCCCATGCAGCATAAGTTAAAATAACGGCATCGATAGTATTCCATATCCACATCCAAAGAAAAGGAGTATCAGGTCCCATAATAGAAAGAGTACCAAATGCAATGATTCTCATCACTACTCCGATATTCTCCATCCATTTAATTGTGGTTTCACTTAATAACTTTAGTTTTGACATAACTTTTATTTAGTTTGTAGTTTCTTAATTTGTTCTTGTAGTTCTACTACCTTACGAGCAAGATACCCTTGATTTTGTGCATCCGTAGTTTGGCCTTGTTGTATTTGTTTTTCTACATTTGCTCTATCTTCTTTTGCCTTTCTCTCTATATCGGACAAACCTTTATCTAATTCTTTTTTAGCATCGTCTAAATCAGTCTTAATAGTATTAATAGGATTAGTTTCAACGGATACTAATGTACTACTTTCAGTACTCTTAACACTATGATTGTCTTCGTCACTATCGGACTCTGCAATAAGGTCTTTTTGAATTATACCATAGATATTAGGAGTAGGTATTATGCCATCAAAGAAAGTACTCTTAATACGATTAAAATCTTTTCTGAGTAAATCTAATTGTTTATCTAACTCTATAAGAAAGGTTTGTAGTTTGAGTGGGTCGAAAATAGTTTTTTCTTGGTCGGTTACTGTTGCAATAGGTACAAACGTATAGTGAGGGTTTAATTGTTTATCTACCATTTTTTCATAGTCTACCACTTCAAACTTATCGGATGGTCGTTTACTTACCTTATCTAATGTATAATTAATTTGGTCTATTAACTTATTGGGTATACCTTCTGTTAATCCGTTTTCTGCATCATCTATATAAGATACATCTACAACGCCTGCCTGTCTATTCTGTAAATCTCTACTATCTATACTCTTTTGTAGTTGGGTTACGTCCAATTCAATAATCTTAATTGTTTTACCCATACCCACTTCTTTATCCTTAACCATTATCTTACCATTCTCTACAATATCATAGTGTGGGTTCTTTGAGTCTTTTATATCGTTAAGTGTTTGTGGAGAACATAAATAATCTAAACCTATCTTTACTATAATACCATTTCCTTTAATAACTGGTTTAAGGTTTGCAAGTGGTGTACCAATAGGCAGGTATATAGGTTTAATATCGTTTGATGCAGATATCTTCCAATTCTTGCCATCGGTTGTATATCTTTCCGAATTTTGATTGATTAACTTAATACTCATTACTTATTTCTTTATATGCCTTTCTATATAACTTTAATTCATCCTTAATAGTAGTTTTACGATTTACTCTTATATCGTATATCGTTCTTTGTAGTTCTTTATACAATCCCATATAGATTGCATCTGTTATTATATAGTTAATAGTTAATTTTCTTTCATATTCTTTATACTCTTTCTTTTCAAATTCATCTCTTACTTCCTCTAATGGTTGCAAAGAAAAGATTTTTGCAACTCCAATAGATGTGCCAAACTCTTGTGCAGCTTTGTCAAAGACTTCTTCTTTTAACATATAGAATAGATTTAATAAGGTTTCTTTTTGGTTGGAATTGGTATAACTAATTTTTTTTGCATGATAGTAGACATGTGTGGAGTAAGATTGATGCCTACACCTCCGTCATTACCCCATCCCTGATTACCACAACGAGTTATAAAATCCTCATCACTCTCTCCTTCTAATCTTTCACACCTACCCTCTAACACTTTAACCAATACCTCTTTTAACTTAATCATTTCTGAATGTTTATTGTACACATAAATATCTTAGATAAAAGAAATTCAGTTAAAGGGTATATGTGTGTATCATACATCATGTCAAAAAAGAGCTATAGGTAAAAAATTGGACCCCGGTATTCGCACGTATCCGACCCGGTTTTACAACTCGCGCTTTTTTTGAGCGACATGAAACTGTTACTCGTTTCTCTCCAACCCCGCCACAAAAAAATGAGCACAAAGAGACCGACAGCATTTACGCTATCGGTTCATCCTATGATTAGGAGCTCTTTGTAATTAAAATAAAAATATGAAAACCAATGAAAACTTTTCTCTTTAAAATTGTCTACTTACCCACTTAGGATAATTACTATATTGTTGCATGAGTTCAGTTGCTCGATAATCTTTCACTTCTACTCTACAACCTATATTCATCTCTTTGCACCAATGTTGAAAGTTCTCATCTGCTAATACCTTCTCTCTTTCTTTCTCTATACTATGTAATCTATCTATGTCTATACTATTGATTGTCTCTACTATTGTATTCATACTACTATGTTTTATAACTTAACTGAATTTATTTTTATTAAGATTGTCCGATTAAGCTTTTGCTTTGGGTGGACTCTGCGTGAATAACTCTTTAAGGTATTCTTCCTCATCCTCCATTTGTTCAGCGGTCATCTCATTGTATCTATCTAACAATGCAATTGCGGACCTGATTTCACTTAACTGCTCACTAGCAGCCCACTTCGGTTTGCCGTCTTGCAGACCTTTAATCTTCTTCATCAATACTATCTCGTCTTGTTTTAACTTCTTAATTGCGTAGTCCATCTTTATACTTTTTATTTATCTTATCTTTAATTTGTTTCCACACTATCGGTGTATACTTATCTTCGTTTCTTCTTGCTTGTCTCTCATACGGGTTTCTACTATATGAACCGGGGTACTTATAGTATTTCGTTCTTATTGGTTGTAGTTGGTGTGTCCATTCGTGTATACACGTATTGATTAACTCTCTCACATCACTACATTGGTCCCAGTATATCCATACCTCATTGTCGTCCGCGTCATATGCACCACAATCGGTGTCATATCCTTTCACTACGGACCAGATAGGGTCAAACTTCTTTCGTTTGTTTACTCCCATATTCGTGCGACACCATCTCAGGACCATATTTGCAATTCGCACTGCAGGTTCTCTACCTAATTTTGTTATAGGCGTTTTTAAATATATCATATTCGTTTTAATATGGTTATAAAAAAAGTGGTACTCTCGGGGTACCACTTTGTTAACTATCAAAGTTTTTCTTGTAAAGTAAATCGGAGAATAACCTATTTGTAAAGTAACCGAGATAACTTTGATATAGAGCGGTGAGCTAGATTTGAACTAACCCCTTTAGTCTGGATGACTATCGTGCAACCCATGGGCTTTTACGTCCGTGAGGTAACCATTACACTTTCACCGCTTCATTGGTACGAACTAATAGTCCGTACTAAATTATTTTACTTCAACAACTTCAGCTGAAGGTGTTTGTAAAGTATCAACTGTTTGTGTTGTAGTTGTATCTACTACTGCTGTTGTTGAATCAGTTGTTGCTTCAGTTGAAGCAGAACCACAACTAGCCAAACCTAATACTAATACTAAAGACATCGCACCTACTTTTGCTTTATTCAAAATAGATGATAATCTTTTTGCGTTGTAAAGAGCTTTAGTTGTATAAAAATCTCTCTTTTGTTCACTCAAAGTCGTACTCGCTTCGTTTAAGTTGTTTACTAATTCAGTTACTTGATAGTTCACTTTTGTTGCAATTTTCTTTGCCATGTTATTTTTTTGCTTCCCATTAAGTTATTAATTGTTCAAACTCCATTGAGGCGGGTCGCTTTTACCTCAGCTTCGTTTGTATCTTTATTGTGTTAATGTCTTTGTTATATGTAATATACGACAAATATTTGACATTACCAAATTTATTTTGCCCATTGGAATTGGATATTATCCACTCGGTCTAATTTCTTTTGCATTTTCATATACAATTCTGCAACTTCAAGGTTTCCTTTGTCGGATAATGTACCTGTGAAAAATTCTTGTAATACGATATTTAATGCTTTTTCTTTTGCTTCATATTCATATTGCATTGCTTCATCAAACATATCACTTATTAATTCTTGAATACGTGTTTGACTCAATTTGGAATAGTTTACTTTTTGTTTCTTTACTTTCTTACTCATTTTGTTTTATTTTGTTTTGTTTATAATTTATTTTCTTTTAGCTACTACATTATTGATTGCAGTTCTTGATTTCGTACGTTTATCTGAAAATTGATAAGCTAATTCATTACTTTCTTTTGATTTTCTCCAAGGTTTCTTACTAAGTCTATTGGTATTTAGGTATATACACAATGAACCGATACCAGGTACATATTGCCTACCTGAATTGATTAAATAATTTTGTACCAATTGAAGTGTTGAATTTGAAAATTCCCTATCTTCTCTTAAAGCAGAGTTATCATATATATTTGCAGTCTGCATGCAAAGATGATAGAAGTCTGTGTATTGTTTAGTATATTTATCTGTCCATGTATTTGGTGGCATTGTTTCACCAATAATTTGTTTTACTTTTGTTGTTTTCACTTTACTCATTTTGTTTCTTTTTTATTTATTAATTATTTATCGGTGTCCTCACCATTTGCGGTTGTTGATTCTACATTGATACTACCACCATTGTAGTATGTACTATAAGCGGTGTCCAATGACAATTTGTTTGAAACCAATGCACCCTCTAATGCATTAGTTGCAATCAATTCCTTTTTATCTTTCTTACTCAATACATTTTTTATCAATGAGGTTTCTAACTTATCCATTTTAGTTTCTACTTCAATCTCACCTACATACTTACGAACACTTTCTTCGTCAACAAAGATACGAGGTTTGTCCATCTTGGGACCTGATAACTCAATCACTTCGTAGATATGTTTACCATCACCGAAATTGAATTTCTTATTCTTCACTACAGCTTTATAACCTCTCTTACCTAGCTTAATTTCTTTTACTTTCTTATTCATATATTATCTTTTAATGTTTTTAATTACTTCGTTCATTGGGTACCAGGGTATTGACCTTTGCATATTAATGTGTTGAATTTAATTCATAATGAAACTTTTGTAATTGTTTCGTTTCATATTCGTGAGCGGATTTCTTTCCTCTAATTACTTTGAGGATAAACAAATCATAAACTGACTCACTATGTTCTCTCATATCGTTGTATAAGGACCAGTTTTTGTTTTCTTTTCTCGCTCGACTAAAGTGTTTTTGTAATCTTAATTTCGCAGAGTAGTGGAAACGTCTACCTATTGCGGCAGTAATACCAATATAACTCTTACCATTTTCAGTATTGACTATCTCATATACTACATGGTTTCTATCGTTTCGTTTCTTTCGTACCATTTCTTAATCTCTTTATCTATTGAAAAATTTGTTTCTTCTTTGTTCGTATATTGCACAATTAGTTTTTGTGGTTTCTTACGACAAAGATAAGTTTGTTTTTTCGATTTTAGTTTTTTAATTTTCCCTAATACAAATGCAAACCAAACTTTATCCGATTGGTGAACTTCAGGTAATACCTTCTCCCACACTTTTAATTGGTGGTTGATAAGGTGTAATGTTAAATGCTTACTCATATTCTATTTTATTTATTTTATTTTACTATTGTACCATACCCACCTGAATTTGTGTTAGTTCTAAACCAACTCCAATCTTCATCACTATAAAACCTATCCCAATTCTCACCTTTCTCCAATCCCTTACGACCATTGTATTTGATTACTTTGATATCTTTTAAATTCTTTCTAATCGTTGAATAGTATCCGTTTACTTTCACTTCATGCAATCTACCATCTTCTTTTAACATTAAACTAATGATTGTAGTCCATGCTGGTTTATTCATTAACTCCATTGCATTGTATAAATGTTTATATACTTTTGCAATCATTCTTTTGTTAATACTATCATATCCTACTTTTGACTCCCATATTTCGTTTGGTGTATCAATTGGACTTTGTAAATGTGTTGGTGTTATATTCTTATTCATATTATTGTATTATTTTAATTGGTAATTTAATATTTTCTATTCTTTTGATTTCAGTAAACACATCAACGATATTCATTTTTGTATCGGTATGTTTTTTAACGAACTCACTCGCGTCCTTTCTATTACTGAAAAACTTTTTGATACCTTTAGGACCTGTTACTTTATATACTTCAAATTCAGCAGGTTTAAAGTTCTCACTTTTCATTCTCAATACTCTTTTGACTTTCTTTATAGAGTAGTTACTCTTTACATTTTCTTTACTTTTCATACTTTACTTTTTTAATGATTAAACAAAAATAGTGTTAGATTAACCTAACACTATATCAATAGCTCGTTTTGACAAACCTAAAGTTTGTTTCAACTCTTTACGACATTGACTAACAAACTTCTTTTCTACTTTACCCAATTTGATAGGATAAGATGAAATAATTTGTGAAATAGTCAAAGACTCTTTTTTCAACTCAGCGAAAAACTTCATCTGTTTTTTCACTTCGGTATTATTTTTACACACTACCTTATGTGTACGACCCATAAAGTCTTTAAACTCAACAATACTATTCGGTTTTGTAGGTATGTTAAACTTACTAGCCGAAAAATTACGATATTGAGGTTTTTCGTTACGAGACGTATTATACGCGACTTCCGTATAAAAGTTAAATTCATTTGTCATTCTATTATTCATATTACAATTTTTTATATGTGATAGGTCATTCTCTCAACCCAATACATAAAGATACGACTATTTAAGGTCCTGGCAATGGACTTTTGAAACTATTTTGAAAAGTTTTTATGGGCAATCAACCAGTTGCACATATATTTTTTTACTATGTGTAAGTCATTAAGAATCAATCTGTTATAACTCATTGAAAATCAACCAGTTACGGGCCGGGATTTAACATAATATCAGTTATATGTCTTTTTGAGCATAACTCATTGATACTGAATAAGTTACTCATTTAACATAATATCTTATATAAGAACACTCTAATGCGTTGAAAATCAGTCAGTTATACCAACATATTGATTATCAACGAGTTGCACAGGTCAACCTTTAACTTTACTTTTCCGGGATTCGGTAAAGGGATTACTTTACTTTTTTAAATATATTTGACTAATATCAGCAGGACCCGTGCAACCCTTGCCCACATTGAGTTTCAGAGGACGACTAAAATAAATTCACTTTACTAAACCCGTGCAATCCACTGCCAGTAAGGGTTTGACAGAATATTTTTCTACCAGGTCCGTGCTACAACAGAATATTTTTCGGTGTATTATTTCGTATGGAGAAAAAATCCGTTTCAATGTGTGAATGTGCAGGATATATTGACTTTGTTTGATATACTTTTATTGATATGTTCGTTTATGTAGTGTGTAAGTATGTAAGTATTTTATTTTGATACATAAAAACTTTTGACACTCTTTAACACAATTTACCACTTTCACCCACAAATTAACACTGAATTATTTATTTTGATATACCATTGATTGATATACTAACTAAATAAATGTTTGTATTGTTTAAATATCTTTGAGGCTTTCTTTTTTCGTTTCACACCTACTATCTTTTTATCTTTAATTTGTACTATCTTGCCTGCTCGTATAGTTTCATTCTCTTTTAATAATATCATATCTTATTTACTTTCTCATTGTTATACTTCTAAAGTTACTTGCATCCTTTGTAAGTTCTCTTAACTCCTTCACTTCATATAGTACACATACCATACCTATTATCGCAATACACATTAATATAAACGATATTCCCTCTAATATATCTTTTGTTTTTAGTTCGTTACTCATACTATTTTGTTTTTGTTTTAATTCTACTCCAACTCTCAATGATTAGTTCCCCTATAATCAATAATGCAAAGTAATCCTTTACAACAGGTACCTTATTCCAATCCTTTAATATAACTTGCCAAAAGATACTTACAATCAATATCAATTCAATTAGAACTATCCACTTATTAATTCCTTTCATATTATCTTATTGTTGCTCTATGTCTCTAAATCGTTTCAGTAATTGATTCTCTCGCTTATTGTAGTATTCCTCTAATCTTTCCTCTAATTCCTTTATTCTTTTCTTATCCTTTATATAGTTCTTATGTTGGTTATACATTACTATTACACTTACTATCATTACTACTATTATTCCTATCATATTGTTTTATTTATTTCTTTTATTCTTTATATACACTCTTAACCATATCAGGTATACTATCATTATACTGACTACATATAGTATTGTTTGTCTTATATACATTATTCTTAGCTGAATTTATTTTATCTCATTTTTCAAATTTGAATTAGTTTATTATACACTTACTACCTTCCCAAATAATTGTATCACTTTCACACGTTATGTGCCACTTATACCCTACTCCTTCAATCCAATCTTTTGTAGTCCTTAACTTTACATTGACTTCTACTTCACTTGCGAGATACTCTACTTCATTAATCAGGACTCGCCAATGTAGTGTGTCAGTTTCTAAAGCTTTTGTATTATATCTTATATTTACTTTATTCACTATCTTTATTTATTGTTTCATTTGTCGCAAATAGAATAAATAAACAACCTAATCCTACTTCACCCATTAACATATACATTCCACCCAAAAAGAATGCAGTCGGTGCGCATACTACATTCCAAATCCTTTTAATCTTTTCCATTTTACTATTGTTTTATTTGTTATTACTATCTTATTACTGTTTTTGACTTTGCATGACTATCAAAAAAATTTCCTTAAACGACTCACCCCCAACCCCCGCCCCTTCGGTTCGTGGATCGTGGTTTCGTATTAACCTAATGCAACTAATCTTAATTTATCAATGAATATATCCATATTACGAATATCTAATAGGGTTATATAAAGTACATGTCCTGTACTACTTTGTAATTTGTATGTATTGGTATTCCATTCATTCCTATTCAATGTAACTGTTATTGCGTATTTCATGTTAGATAATTCAAATTTGTATTGATATTCACTTTTACTATATGTAATATTATCAATACTAAATTGTTCCTCAATTCTTGCAACATAAAAGTTTTTCTTACCCAATCCTTTATTGTTTAGTTTATTTAAGTTCTTAATCGTTAACATATACTATCCTTTTATTTCAAATTCTTTATTGTAGATATTGTTTTCTTTTATCCATTCTATCGCATAGTTTATACCTATTCCCTTTTGATACATTCCTGCATCTTCTATCTTACTACCCTTATCCATCAATTCATCTGCCAATCCTTGTAATTGATTTAATTCCTTTCTTTCAATTGTTATAAATTGTTTAAAGTCTCCTATTAATTGATTTGTCTTGTCCATAATCCGTTTATTAATTTATAATGTTTAATTCTATCTATTCCGATTGAGTAAGGTATTGTTATAAATGTTCGCTCACTTTCAATACTCCATTCTTTTTTTAAACTATTAGCAGTATATTGATTGTTGATATATTCTTTTATTAGTTTATAATCATACCAAAGTAATTCATCTAAGTTATTATTGAGAAATTGTATATAGTCTACATACCAACCTTTATACTTGTTTGTCCATACTGAATTATCAGTAGCTGTATATGTGTCCGAATTATTCCAATACTTTTGTTTTCTTACGGGTATTCTAAAATGATTATATTGTTTAATCCTATCCATTCCGTAACTAATCATCTCAACATCACATCCTCTTTTAAATTTGTTCACCTCTAAGTCTAAATCCCATTTGCCACCTATTTGAATGTCGTACCAATTATTTTCCTCTAAAAATTGTTTTGCAACTTCCCTATCTTTTGTATCGTCGTGAGAAAGTGCATCCTTTCTATTTACCATTTCGTTTTATATTAATTTTCTTTTTGCTTTGTTTCTATTCCTCAATCTATTTGTGTTATCCAATAGGTGTTCATACCTTGTATTCATTATACCTATGTAATCCTTTATTCTTTGTATGTCCTCTTTTGTATTATATATCCTTTCGTATGTAACTTGTAAGTCAATTTCTTTTATTCCATTAATTAGTTCGTTACGATTATAAATCACATTTTCAAATTGTTTTATATATATTTCGTTTTCTATTATCCATTCATCACTTACTTCATATCCATTACGCCATTCCTTTCGTTGTGATGCTCTGGTTTGAGATATTGCACATTCCCTTGCATCCGTTCTAGTCAATCCAATTATCTTGTCCCAATTACTGAAATCAATATCTTTTATATTTTCTATTTCATTTATCAAATATTTCACTACGATATTATCACCTTCAATAGATTCATTTGTTCGTATTGGTTCGTGTATCATTTTATATCCCAACTCCAATGCTAACCATTCATTCAATTGATACCCACCACTTCTCGCCAATGCTATAATTAATATTCTCATACTATTATTTTATTTGTCCATTTCGTTTTCAAAAGCTTTCATCGCTCTTTTTACATTATCCATTTCGGGTATATCTAACTTTTCACCCAATGAAACGAATCCTATTGTTAATATTGCAAATACAATACCAATACTAAATTCAACCGCTCGTTCACTATACAATGTGTCATTTTTTGCAGTCACTCCGTTATGTGTGGTTATTTGCAACCCTAATAGTGTTTCTCTTTTACTTAAAAAGCTAAATCCTAATTCTATTTTCATATTATATTGTTTTATATTATTTCTTTGTTTTTAATTCTGTTATATTTTGCTTCTAATACTTGGGATAATTTTAATTGTCCTTGTTCACTAAAATGTTTATTATCTATTTCACCATTGGTTTCATTTTTGATTATTTCAAACTCATTTAAACAATCTGCTTCTAAAGTATTTTTAAATGCTGTCCAATGTATCACATAGTTATTCTTTAATGTATGGTTTATTAAATTTATCCAATTATTAACCTCACTGTCATATTTTTTATTACTTCTATTTGCTAATAGTTTCTTTATACTATCCCTATCCATATATTCCGCATCCCTTAACATTCCATTATCATTGGGTAAATAGTTTATCCACTCTCCATTCTTATCGGTTAATCTAAATCTAGCACTATTTGACCAACCAAATATAATTAAGTCATCTTTTTTAATTTCTTTTACAACTTTGCAAAAAGATTCAAATATAGAATAGTTATCCCAACCACCTACACCATAATTCATTAACTTCATACCCAATCGTTCCGATAATAGTTCACCATATACTTTTGGTACATATCCTTTCCAATTTATATAATGGTGTCTCCAATGAATTACTTTACAATCTTTATTTGGTAAAAAACTTTCAGTAAAACTATCACCAAATGTCCACAATTTTAACATATTATTTTATTTATACTATCAAAAAAATTTTCACAATTCGAATGGTACTCAACCCTATCCTTTTTTATTAAGATGGAAAATAGTTTATATTGTTATTCATTTGCGTTTGTGCTTTTGGTTTACATTTTACTATCAATGCTTCAAATATTAATGCGGTAAGTTCAAATGATTTTAATTTTCTACCTACAATCCATTCTCTGCCGTATTGTGTTATATCTGCACCATCCCTTAATACTATTTCATATTCTTTTGTCGTAGTTCCGTTTCTAAATATTTTTATTGTGTATGGCATAGAATTATATGCAACTTTAAAACTATATTCCGTTTCGGTTTCTCTTACTTCACCTATTCTAAAGTCTTTGTAGTCATGTGACCAACCTTCTAACTTTTTATAGTTATTTATTGTCAAACTCATACACTAAATAGTTTTGTTCTTTGTGTGTTTCAACTCTTGTAGGTTTTTGTTTTAGTAAACTATCTACTGACAATTCAATTTCATTTTTAACAATCATTTCAATTGTCCTTTGCATGTATATTATTTTCACACTATCCTTTTAAATCGTTTCTAATATCTTGTTTTACTTTTTCCAAATATACCATTCTTTCATTATGTGAAACAAAGGGTACACTCCAAAATTGACGGGTTTTTGTTTTAAACCAACCGAATACAAATGAATATACACCCATAACCAACCTCAATTTAACTGAATTAAAATACATTGTTAATACAGGTAATGCAGGTGCTCCATGTGTCAAATAAGTTCTAACTTTTTTATCACTCAATAAAGGTGTCGGATATCCATACACTTTTGTAACGGGTGTAAACTTATATGCAAATCCTGGTGTAAATATTTGGTCAAAGAATGCCTCCATTGCCGGCGTACATCTAAACCACCAAACGGGAGATATAAAGTAAATTCTATCTGACCATGTTATCAACTCTTTATATTTTTTTATTTTATCCTTTCCAAAATCAAATGTTATATTTTCTTTGTATAAATCAATAACACATGTTTCCTCTTTATTTTCTTTTAAAAAGCTTTCAATAGTTTTTTTAATACCATTGTAGCAGAAACTCTTTTTATCAGGGTGTCCTATTATAATTAAGTTTTTCATTTTATATAAATTTTAATATTGCTAAATCTTTTTGTTTTGCTTCAACCATTATGTCCACGTCGTTATTATATGTTTCAGGTAATTTTTGAATGTAATCACTATGAGCTTGTGGTTTTACTTTTATATTGTTTTCGTGTAATGCTTTTGATTCGGAATAGTGTACTGCGGGTGTTATACCTTTGGGCCATGTTGTAATTGCTAGGTCTAATGCATGTTGCTCAATCAAATCACCCGTACAAAATTGGTGGTGGTGATAATCAAATACAATAGGTATGTTAATCTTATTATGAATATACATTAAGTCTTTAACCGAATACATACTTGCTTTGTCATCATTTTCAATTGTTAGTCTACTCTTTACTGAATTAGATAGTTTTTCAAAATTAGTACAAAACCTATCCATTGCTGCAATCTTGTCACCATACACTCCGTTACAATGTATATTAATTTTATTGTAAGGTGTTTTAGATAAGTTCATTGCGTCCATTATTTTACCATGCACCTCCAAATCTTTAATCGTATTCAATACCACATTTTCTTTTGGGGATACTAATACATTGAAAGGTCCTGGGTGAAATGATAATCTTTGTTTATACATTGTTGCCTTTGCACCACATCTTTGTAGTATCTTTTGTATTTCGTTCCAATCTTTAAGGTCAGTAAATTCGTATTCGGTTGCCCACGGAAACATATCACTACTCATGCGATACATTTTAATTCCCATTTCCTCATTCCAATCTATAATCTTTTCTAAGTCTGCAACATTCTGCAATACCAAATCCGATACATAGTCAACTCCCTTTGCTATGAAAGTTCGTTTGACCATTGTTCTATTCGTTGTAATCTTTTTACCTAATGAAAGGTTAATACATGCATATCCTATACTCATATAGTAAATATACGACAAATTTTTCACTTTACCAAATTAGATAGTCTGCATGCAAATGATAATCTTATCCGTAGTATCAAACTCATTCGTATTTAACCAAAGGGTTTTATTGTTATACTCCATTATATACATTCCGTTATCGGTTTGCTTTCTATGTAGTAATATTGTTTCTACTGCCGGTTTTATAGTAGCATCATATCCTAATGTAAATTCGTAGTGGTCTTTATGTTCTTTAACTCCAATAATATTAAACACTTCGTTGTATTCTTGTCCGATTATGGTTTGTATATTTTTTATTTTTAGCATATCAATCTTTTTATTTGTGCACAAAATAAATCCAAATTGTGTATGTCTGAAAATTTCAAATATAAACAATGATTACCATGTGATATTGTGTATTTACCTCGTCTACTTTTCATACGATTAAGTTTTAAGTCTCTACATCCACCTTTACCATCTATTAAACTGATATGATAATTTGTATGTCCACATACCATTGACTTAACACGAAAGGAATATCCTATTGGGTATCTAACTATTTTATTTAAATTATTTATTGTTAACATATCTTACCATTTACTTAATGGACATTTACTTTCAGGACTTAAAGTCTTTGCTGATATATTACATCCACATCCTTTTGTTTCTTGTTTTGTTATTTCGTTTATTCCTATATTTTTAGGACTACATGTATTATTTATCCTCATATAACATGAATTACATAATATCAATCTATTCTCTGCCATTTGTTTTATATTCGGGTCCAATGTTCCAATTCTGTCTTTTACTACATTTGCCCATCCATTTATTATTTCATTTAACTTTGACATATTATGTATTTTTACATTAATTATATAATTGTGTTGCAATTGAATAACTAACTGGTGCCGATGTTAATTGTATTTTCAATATTTCATCCACCATATCTTCAAATGTTTGTCTAAAATTTGAAATAGACTTCATCATTTGTTTATTCATTTTACGACTTGTACTAAATCTATTATCATCCCACATTGATATAAAAAATATACCATCTGCATCATCAGCAATATTAAATTTGTGTTGAGGTGTCAATACTGATAATTCCCATTTTGGTTTTTGTGGTAAGTTTAAGTTTAATATTGTTGCCTCATACTTTGTTTCATGTGCATTGTGTATTGGGTTAACTATACAATAACCTTTATATGTAATCCCACTTAATTTTTCCCAACCTTTTATTTTCATATTAATATTTTTTGACTGCTTCAATCATTCTATTTATCAATTCATCCCTATCTTGTATTACATCAATTGGTAAATTACTAAATTCCATACTTTTACCGGCATTCCAAATATTAAATTGTACTTTGTTATCTATTATCTTAGTATGTATTTCAAATACTACATTGATTGTATGTGAACCATTTTTAATTCCACAAAATTTGTAAAAAGTATATGGTTTATTATCTGATGCGTTGATTGCCGTTTCATGTCCAACATAATTTATTTGAACCTTTGTGCCATCTAAACATAAATTCGTTGTATTAATCTTTTCGGGATTACTTATTTTTAGTTTTGTTTTCATTTTAATATTACTTAATGCACATGATAAATGGTCATACCCATCTAAATAATCGTAATCAATATCGGATGTATCTTTACCACAATATCTACAAATCCAATTCATTATTTTTTTCCACTCTTTTCTCTTATCCACTTATACATAAAATCGATATCTGCTTTTTCAATTTCTTTTTGGGATTCTAATTCATGCCCAACACAGGGTTCTATTTTTGCATGTTCTCTTTGATAATCGGTTTGTGTTTTTGGTTTACTACCTATTGTACCATACTTTGTAAGTCTTTTTTGTTCTTGTTTTGCACCCACTAACCAACCTATCAAAAATGATGCAATTAATAATACTACCATAACTTATTTTTTAGATTTTAATTCTATTATTTGTTTTTCTACTTTTGCAAACCTTTCTTTCAATCTTTCTAATCTTATACTACGACCCCACTTACCTAACCAATTCACTCCCTGAAATTTCTCCCAATAAATGATTTGTTCTTGCAATTCTTTTTTTCTTTTATAGAGTGCCATAACTTTTTCCGATTTCATTCTTTACTTCTTTTGTAATGTGAAATAGTAATTCCACTTCAACCAACTAATTGCTATTCCAAATGCCGGTGTAAATGTATTCGGCCCTGCATAATATTTTTTACTATACCACAATTTTACTATTGGTAAAACCACTACAATATCTTTATTCTTTTGTAGTTTGTTGTTGTCAATAACCCATTCTAATTTTCTCATTTTATTTTGTATTTTGTTTTGTATTTTCTATTGTTTCATTTTGACTTACTACTTTTGCCTTATACATTTGTCTGATTATTTGACCTAATTGTTGGTCGGTAGTATTTTCGTCTAATATAATTTCTTTACGGATAGTCAAATATTGTTTTGCTTCCTCTGCCCATTGTATTATTTGTTTTGCGTATTGTTCTTTCATAACTTTATTTATAATGTAATATACGAAATTTATTCCATTCTGCCAAATAAAAATGGGATACCTCAATTAAGAGACATCCCATTTCGCATGGCATGCAAGATTTTTTATGTATGTTTCCTATAAGATTTTGCTTTTAATTGCTCACTTCTAGTTTTATTTCCCATCTTTTTTCTATTCAGGGATTTTGTTTCTTTCTTAGTCATTTATTTATGCTGGTTCGTTAAATTGAGAAACAGGCATAAATATATATTTAGCTGTATCTGCACATTCTGCAGTTTCCTCAAGTTGTTCATTATCATTGTTTGCAAACCACTCTTCAACTTGAGCCATAGTCATTGATTCACATCCAGATACAACTGGTCCACCACATGCTTCTCTGATACAAAATAATTCTTCCATTTTTTTTAATTTTTAATTGTTCGTATATAAATATCAAATAATTTCCAATTCATCAATTTTATTTACAAATAAATATTCCATTGTTTGATTAAACTTCAATATCTTTTCAACTCCATAATACTTTTTTAATGCCTCTGCATATTCACCCGTCACTTCTCTACTAAATCTTTGTATTGGTAATTTTTTTACTATTTCATATAAGTCCTCACCAACTTTAGCTGTTTCTATTTTTCTCATCATTTCCAAAATATTTGAACTAATAAAATACTTGCTGCCAATAATAAACAAACCAATGTTTTAAGTGTTAATGGTTCTTTAAATAATATCATACTCAAAAGTACAAATACAATCATACCAATACCAAATCCAATAAGACGAGAGGGCCATAATTGACCATCACCCCACGCAACTAAATGTTCTACTGATTTAATGTAAAACCATGCCGCGGGTATCGAACTCAATAATATTATAATTGGATATTTTTGATACCAACCATACTTTATACTTCCCTGTAATTGCATAAAGGAAAAAACCTGCCCAAAGATACCAAAAAAGATACCCAATAATAACCTATTCATTTTCTTTTGTTTTAAAAATATTCTTTCATTAAATGATTAACAATTAAATCCTGATATATTTGTGTTGTGGGGTGTTGACCAAATAAATTTTGGTCATTATTTCTATTATCATATGCGGATATGCCATATTTGTCAATTGCAAATTCATCTATCCCACCCCAAATAATATTTTTTTCTTCATTTTTATAAAACCACCAATTACTCCAATCAATCATATTATATAATATTTTTATCATAGAGTTTATGTCCCAAATTTGTTTTGAATTTATGTAATCTTGAAATAAACAATGTTTCCCATCAATAACTTTGGTTTCTTTATTGGTCTGTAAACCATTTTCGGAAAACATTGAAAATTGATTATTTATCAAACAAAACTTATATTTGATTCCTTTGGATTTTAAATATTGTTCCGTTGTTAAAATGTTTTGAAAATATTGGATTGCTCTATCCACAAATTCAATATTTCTTCTATCCATTGATTTTATATCTAAACCATTAACATAACTATCTAATATTGATTGGACTATTTGGTTTGGAAAGTTTGGTATATTTTCTTTTTCAGGATTTATTACATAATAATTTCTGAATTTAGGATAATCTCCAGGGAATATTTTTTTAACTACTATTTTTTCCAAAACAGTTTTTGAAAAATCGGTGTGCTTTACGATAACTCTGTCTGGATAATTTATCGGTTCTACTTTAAATGATTCGTCTATTTGATTAACTAAAAATTCGTTTTGAATTACAATATCTTTTCTATGTATTTCTGAAAATTCAGCTAGAACAAATATATCATCTATATCTACTCCAATTGAAATTAATTTATCAATAGTATCTACGATGGATATCATTTGAAAATTAGAGCCCATAGACATTGAATGCAAGTCTATAACCAATTCCAAATTTTGGATATCTTTTGTAAAATTTTGGTTAAAAACATCTGCAAATTTGCCATAACTACATCCGGTTGTAACCAGAATTTTTGGAACCATATTTGTTTTTTTATTTAGTAATCATCATCTTCAAATGATAATGCGTTTGCTTGTGCATCATCTTCATAGATTTCATCTTCAATCAATTCTAATTTTTCGTAGACATCATCAATTAACGGGTGAGAAATTCCTTCTCTATCCATTGATTTTAGATTTTCTTTGATTTGATTTACCAGTTTTAATATTTCCTGCTTCATTTTCTAAGTTTTGAATAAGTATATCCAAATCACGAATTTCAGCACATTTTTCATATTCTTCTATTTCCATAAAATATTCCATTGCTTTTTCCAAAGTCAATTTGAGATTTTCTTTCTTTAGAATGAATACCAAGTTGTCATAATGATTAGAAACCATTATAGCTTGTACATTATCCAAATCTTCAGTTAGTAATTTTTTAGAATACCTAACTAATTCTGAAAAAATGATATAACGATTTTCCTCTAACCAACCATTAACCGATTGATTTTCTAAGTCTATATGTAATATAATTGGAATATCTTTCATCTACAATAAATATTCCAAACCTTTAATATTCGGCCGTTTTAATTGTATGTCAGTTTCCGACTTTGTAGTTCCAATTTTACATTGTTTCTTATACCAATTATATAAATCCTCCAATGTACCTTTACCTCTACTTCGTTCCATTGCTTTATCCCACAAATCTTTACCAAATTCCTTAGTAAGTTCACTTCGTAGTTTATACAATATCATATTCTCATCTCTATTTGCTTCAAATTCTAACTTCAAAGCTTTAACTCTTTTCATTTGAGATGCTTCCAATGCAGCCTGTATTCTATTTTGTTCGTCCGTTCCACCATAGTTTTTGTAAGCCTGTTCATATACTTTTTGTGATGTTGCTCTCATTTCTTTTGCTTCACCAAACATATATGAATAATCAAAATCACCATTACGAATTTTCAATAGTAAAGGTGCATCTGCTTTTAGTGGATTATGTGTTTTACCCTTTGTCCACCAACGAAATTTATTGTATGCCATAATTAAAATGTTTTGAATATAGATAAATGTAAACTCCTTTCAAGTATTAAGAAAATATTTACTCCATTTTTTTCATCCGTAAACGCTTTATAGGTATAATGTTTAATTTTACTATCATGTACATTTCCTATCCAACCTGTGTGGTATAATTTCAATTCATATCTACCATTTATCAATTTATAATAATATGTATCGTTTCCTTTTTTGTGGCCAACACCACTTGCAGGGAATATTTCCATTATTCCGTCATTGTCCATATCTGCAAATGTATAAAAAATAAATCCAGTTTGCCAACTGCCAATCCAATCGAATTGTTCATATGTAAGTGGTTTTGTTAATTCACTATCCATATATTTATTACTCACATCATTACCATTCTCATCTACAATCATTAAATATGGTGTTGCAGGTATCGTATTGTCTGAATTTTCAGATATCCACATTGGTATTATGTATTCCATTTTTCCATCATTGTCCAAATCTTCTATATGAATTTTTTGTGGAGGGCCTGAATTAAGATACCTTGGTTTAAATTTTATTTTTGGTATTAGTTTATTGTTTTCAACTTTTAAAATAAAATAACTTTCACCAAAAATGTTTTCCGATATGAAAATCATACCTATATTTTTATCTGCATATTTTGGAGTTATAACATTTAAATTATAGTTTATATTTTTGAAATTGTTATCTAAATATAGATTATTTCTAACAAAGAAATTACCGTTAAATTCAAAATAACATAGACAAGATTGTGAATATATTTCACTCATGCCATTTTTATTATTATCAAAAATTATTGATTCGGTTGAAGCACCATCATTTTGTATTGGTAAAATATATTTTGTAAAATTTTTATTTTTATTATTCATAAATACAAAACTATTCATTCCACCTCTACCATTATTATTATAATAAGGTGGTTTTAAAAAGCTCTCGCCTTTCCAATATCCGGTCATTTGATATATGTCTAAATACCCATCGTTGTTTATATCTGCAACCGATATATCACTATATCCACCCAAATATGAATACACCAAATTAGTATCTAATTCAAAATAAGTTTTATGGTTTATAAATACACCAACCACAACTCTACTAGAGTCATGTCTTTGAAATTGATATTTAGATTCCGTATTCGTTGCAAACATAACAACTAAATCTTTTTTACCATCACCATTGAAATCACCTTCACCCTTTCCATTATGTGTTTCAATCCAATATCCTGTAAATTGTTTTTTAAACCAATTACTATCAATAACAAATCCAACTTTTGAGGGAGTTGGATTGGTTGTAGGTAGTATCGGTTTATTAATTAAATCAAAGTTTTCTTTTGTTTTCAATCTCCAAGTATCTGGAGCCACTTTCTCACATCCAAACAATATTATCACCACTATCAGTATCAATAACCTTTTCATATTCTTTTATTTTACTTTCTAAGAAATTAATTGCATCAGAATCACCCGACCAACTATCGTAGTTTCTAAATCGTTTATATAACATTTCCAAACCAAATTCATTATAGTATTTAGTCAATTCAGTTAAGTTCGGTATATAACAATTATCAAATCCCACTATTTTTTATCTTTTTTCTTTTTAGATTTCATTTTTTTCACTTCACTTTTATATCTTTCATTTGCAGCTTTTAAGTTTTCATTTGTTTCCCACTCATCACCTTCAAATAAATTGTCATCTTCTGGTATATCACCCCATTCAAAACCAACTCTATCTTCTGGAATTCTCATACCATAGTCATCAAATTCAGCTTCATCTTCATCGGTTGCTCTATAATGTAATCCTTCATTTCCGTTTTGTCCTATGATATCCATTCTCTTTTCATCAATATCCAATCCTCCAAAGAAATCATTTTCTAATTCGTCTAGACTTTCATATCCCTCACTATCTTTTAAATAACGATGTCTCAAACCATTATAATCATCTTCAAACTTCCATGCTTCTAACTTTTCTTTTAAGTCCTCTGCATCGGTTTCATTATATTCATTTGCTCTATCTATTACCCAATTCTTAAATGAATTTTCGTGATATCCCATACCAATAATTAAAGTTTGGAATGCATCCATAACTTCATCTAAACTCAAATCACTATGGTCTATCTTTACTTTGATTTTTGTTCCGTAGGTTTCTGCTATAAACTTTGATGGTTTATTCATTGTTTTTTCTTTTTATTTTGTTTATTAAAATATCCTTACCCATTTTATCATGTTGGTCTGCAATTTCTTTTACTTTATTGTAGTCCAATTTCTGAAACATATCATCCGTTCCTTTGTCATTTTTAGATATCGCTTGGCCAATGTGAGCAAATCGTTTTGTTTGATAACTACTTAATGGTGCAATATGTTGTTTTAAGTGTAATGCTTTTGCATCCAAATATTCAAACAATTCATCATCACTCATTCGTTTTAATTCTTCATCAGTCTTGCTGAAAGTCATCATCATCTTTTTCCCATTCATAATCTTTATTTGCTGAATACACTATTTCACCATCTTCATTTATACTCATATTAAGTGCACCCTTATCTACTAAATCTTCAATCGTTTTACCAATTTCATTATTAGAAACACTTTGACAAACATCTAAAAATTCGTCATCAGTTAAAAACATATCATCTTCTTGTTCCCACTTTTGTTGCATTCTAATTTGTAATGCTCTCTTTAGAGGTATTTGTTCTAAAAAAGGATTTTCTAAAAAGAAATCACTCTCTTCTAAAGCATCTATCATATGATTTGATGCTTCAATTATTTCATTAAGAATGTCCATCTTGTTTTATTTGTTTAAAGTTTTCTGCCTCCTCGTCGGGTGTTGGTAAATAACTTGATTTATAATATTCATCATCATATTCCATATCATCTGGAAATATAGAATGACTTTGTGCATTTTTCCATTGCCAATATTCCTCATTCATTTGTTCTTGAGCAATGTATTGTTCATATAAAAAATCTTCATCACCACCAATAGAACCTGTCAATTGTTGTTTCATAAATTCTTCGTTTGTCTTACTCATAATTATTTTCTTTTAGTAAATATACACCAATTATTTGTTATTTCAAAATTATTTTTTGGATAACTAAAACCGAATCCGATTTCCATGCAGTTTCAAACATACCATTCTTTTTAGTTGCATATGTATATTTTACTCTTGCAGTTATCGTCATTGTATCACCTCTCATTTCACTCACCGGTGCAATGTTTGTGTTTATCTCACCCGTTTCTCTATTAGAATAACACGACTTATTTATCGTAGGTATCACATAGTCAGCTTGTGCAATTACATCAGGTAATTGTGAGGTTGTCCATTGACCATTGTATTGGTTTAAGTAATTCTTATATACTTTGAAAACCGTACTACCGGCTTTTAATAACCAAAAGTGTGAACTTTCCCAATTTACTATTACGGGTTCTGGACTTGGTGGTAAACCATCTATCAATACTCTACCACTTATTCTATGAATATTTTGTCCGTCTGGATTATATAAAGTAAAATACGGATAACCATTTTGGTCAATAGGTAATCTCGTATTTAATACCAAACTAATAACTGGTTTCTTTATCGGTGGTTCTACTTCTTTACTACAACCCATAAGTCCTGCAGCTATAAGTGCAAATAATATACACAATGCTAATAGAGCACTAAGTTTTAAATCTTTTTTATCACTTTCTTTACCTTGCATTTTATTTCTTTTTTCGTTTGTCATATCCAACTGGATAGTAAGATATTCCATCCAATTTAATATTAAGAACTTTGAATCCATTGTCCTCATCTTTCACTTCGATTGCTTTATCTGGGTTTTTATCCCATACCAATCCATCTAATACAATTCTATCATTGTCTAATTTTCTAAATTCATTCATTTGTGTTTGTACTACTTTTGCCATGTTATTTTATTTTGTTTTAAGTTGTTTAATATGTTTACATTCATTTCCACCTGTGTATGTATAAGATGGACAATCACATTCCCAATTACCATTATCTTCAGTTACATTGTATTGAACATTCGGGTCTTTTGAGGATTGGATTTTATACTTTTTAGTTTCCGATAATCCTTTATCTTTTAATTTTTGTTTAATCAAATCATCTACGGCATCATTGGTACTCCATTCCGCTCTATTCTTTCTAAACTCCGAAAAGAAATATTGGTCATCAAATAATGCATCCAATACTTTTACCGATATGTCCTCACCTTCATTACTTGCTACATTGTAAAGATTTCGGTCAGCTTCTTTTACAAACTTACCTTCATCGGCGTAATCACCTGCAACAACAATGTTATCACCTGCCCAACTACCTACGATACCATTTGTACTATGTAAGTCTCCACCACCTCTACCATTTCCGTCAGCAAGTAATATTGCTAAACCGGCCATTACACCACTAGCTGACATACTAAATTCCATTAACTTTGAACCATCACCAAATGTGTGAGGTGATATGTATTGTTTCTTTTTGATATTTACTATCTTGTAATATTGTCCCATGTTTTATAATTTATATACTTTTACTTTTTTTAATTTTGTTTGTTTGTCGTTATGTCCAATCAATATATCAATTCTATTTCTATATCGTTTGTTCATTACATCATGTACTCTATAAGTTCCGTTGTATTTTCCTGCACCTGTTATCCTAACCTTTTGTCCGAATTTATACTTTCGCTTCAGGTCTCTACTAACTGCAATTATTCTATGTTTCTTTGGGTTAGTAATTTTAAACCCACTTGCTGTAATATTTGGTGTCGAATCCGTTTCACTTTCACTTGCTTTGTATGTAGTTAGTGTTACAATTTCAGGTGTTATTGTTTCTATCATTTTGTTTACTCTAATTTCCTCTTTCTCCATTTCGTAAGGTAAACATATCAATACCATTGAAAGTATTATATTGTAATTCATAATCATAACTTTTAATTTTGGAATGTTCCATCTTTAATTTCATTTGAAATACATTTTGAAATATATTGAATAAATGTATCTTTTGTTTTCATCCACTTTGGGTGTATCAAATCATCTTGAAATATATAATTACCCGTTGTACCTTCACCTAATACACATTTTTTCATACTATAACAATCATGTTCCCATTTTAATTCAAATAGAATTGCATACTCACCTAATATTTGTCCGTTACAAAATACCCATACCCAACTACTTTCTTTTCTATTTTGTAAGGTATCTAAATCGGTATAAAACGAATTACCCATCATTTCAAAATCCACCGCATCTATTGTTTCAAAGTTTACTGGTCGTTTCATATTATTTTATTTACTATTTACATAATCGGTTTGCATTTGTTTTATTCTCATTATTTGTTTACAAAATAACTTCAAATCTTTAATGTGTTCCATTGGTAAATCCAATTCTCTTGTTGAACAATGTAATTTATACCATACACCATTGGGATTTTTATCCAATTCAAAATGCCAACCTCCATCACCTATTGTAAATCTAAAATGATATTGATTTGTATCATCCTCAATTGAAACTTTAGATATACTTCCACCTAATTGGTTTTCCATCAAAATTCCAAATTTATGTATTGATTGTTCGTTTATATCTAATTTTAATCTCATAACTTATAATTTTCTTTTATGTCTTTCTTCAAATTTATCTTCTACTAATTGTGCAGCTTTGGTATATCCCTTATCTTTTAGTAATATGATTGCAAACATATCAGCTGCAATTTCATCATCATCATTTCTATCCTTTGTATGTTTCAACATTATGTGTGCTAACTCATGTGCTTCAACCCACCTTAATTCATCTTTGGTTAACTTCACTTCACCATCTATGAATACACAACCCGAACTTGTCTCAGCAAAACCAAAACCACATTGTTCAAATAGTGGTTTCATCACTTCATATCGGTAGTCATCTTTGGTTAGTATTGCAACTGCAACATCACTTTTGAACTCACTAAAATATGTCTTACTCATAACTTATATATTTTGATTTAGTAGGTGATAATTAATCCATTCAAATTTATCAGAATGTTCAAATGAAAAATTTGCACTCCATACTTTAATTCCCATATCATATTCAGTAAATGGGCCAAAGTATTCTACACTTCTATCATTCCATTTTACTTCTGCAATCCAAATTTGTTTCATAACTTTGTTTTTAATATACTATGTGTATTGGTTCTTTAATTTTTACATTACCACCATTATAGTCACCCCATCCCTGGTCGGGGTCTCCTTCACTTTGTTCAGTTGGTATCGTATCCCTAAAATACTTTTCTAATACTACTGCGATACCATCACCTACATTATCATTAAACATCATATCACATACATCACTCCAATGCATTTTCCATTCAAACGAATCCTCACATATTCTATCTTTGAATACTCTACCATAAGAGTCGTAATGACCTCTCATCTCCTCTATAACCTCACCATTTTTTAATAGATACAATCTTACCGCATCACCACTAAAAGAGTCTGATGCAACTGGCAATCCACTCTCTTTACATATAAAACTAAAACATCCCATAACTTATTTATTTTTTATTTCTTTAATGTGTTTACAATCTCTACCTCTACCAAATCCATGTGCAGGACAACTACAACTCCAAAATCCCTCATCATTTACTACCTTATATACATTGTCTTTACTTCCTTTGACTTTGTATTCAATTTTCACTTCGGTCTTTTTGAACTCTTTTGGTTTTATGTAGTCAATTTTATCCCACATCTTTTCCAATTCGTTCCAACTATACCATCTATTTACTTCTATCCACCCACTACTTTCTTTACCACCCGTACATACGATATATGTCTTACCTGATAATGTTGATTCAAAACAAATGGGTGGTAATGTTGATTTAATTCTCATACTATAATAATTTTGGTTTCCAATCGTCAGTCATTAATTTAAGTTTGTCCATTAGACTATTTATATTCACTATGTCCTCATGCTTTATCCAATAGGGATATCTTACACACATTGCTTCATTACTCCATTTTCCAATTTTGTAATAACCATTTTCTACCGGCCTTCTTTCTAAAATAATAAAATGTCTCATATGTTCTCTCCATACATTAATTCTATATTCATTCCTATTTTCATCAATGTCCTCAATGTAGTTTTTATCATCCCATTCTTTACGGAATAGTTTTTCATAATTCTTTATAGTCAATTTCATAACTTATATTTTACCACCAACTTGTATAATAAACTGTCTTACCTTCTTTGATTGCTTCTCTCGCTTTACTAACGAACTCTAAATCGTAATCATTTTCTTCATCATTGTTAGAACTTTCACCAAAAAAGAAACCCGATGTATCGGGTAAATTACCATCCTTAATATCTTGTTCTAAATTGTCTAAGTCTTCACTATCTAATACAACACAATCACCATTAAAGTCGTCTGATGTTCCACCCTTTGCGTCATATAAGTTCTGCATCCAACCATGTAAGTTAGGGTGCTTTCTCCAATAGTGTAATTCATCTTGTTCAAAGTTCTTCGTTGAAAAGTCTACATCCGTTTCCGGTTTTGCTTTTGTAGCTAAAGCGTACATATCTAATCCCATCTTAATTTAAGTTTATATTGTTTGTTAATACTTCGTTTAATATTCTATCTCCGTTTAATTGTCTAACGATACTTTGCATCTCATTGTCCATTGCTGTTGATAACTGAATTAGTTCATCATTCAAAAACGGACTACCTTCCTCACCAATCAAATGTTGAAATGTTGATATCGTTGCTTGTTTAGTTGCTTGCGGTGTGTGTTCACTTTTAACTATTGAACATAATACACCGAATAATTGTGCTATTGCTTTTTCACTATTTGTCATTTGTTTTAATTTATATGTTACTAACTTTATATTTTCCATCGGTATCTTTATACAAATACCTACCACATCTTCTACCAATTGCATTACGTGCATCAATCAAAGAATGTAAATGATGTATGAAACTTCCACCTTTTTGGATAGTTGCATTACCTCTCATTACAATATCATAATGACTTTTCAATTGTGAAAATGATACTTTATTACATAGGTAAGTGTAGTCTAATAACTCTTGTGCTATATAACCCCAATCACCTTTTTGTAATTTGTAAGTCTTATTCATATACTTTCGTTTCATTTCCTTTCTTTGAAACTTTGGGTCTTTCATTTGAGTTTGATATTGTAATTCCTTAATTGCCATTAAAGGAGAACTCGGACGAGATTGTTCGGTATGTTTAACACCATCTGCTAAACTATAACCCATACTACCCAATGTCCTAGCAATCATTACATTGGTATCATTCAATTGTAAGTTCTTTCGTTCCATACCTTGCTTTTTCCATATCCTCATACGATTTGGATTAGCAGCGTGTAAGTAAATGTCAATGTATTGTGCTACTCTCCACGGCACATCATTTTGTTTACTTCTACCCCAACCTTTCACTACGGATTTTCTATCACTATGACGACCTCTCAATGTAACCCAACCAAATATTTGTTCTAATACTTTTTTCACTTCTAACACTTGCTCCTCATTCTTCATTGGAATAGTTGCAATGTAGTTTGATGTTCTATTTGCTGCCATATTATTTTATTTTTTTATCGTATTGTTTTGTAATTGTGATTGATTTTAATTCAGTATTATTACTTGCTATGTTCATAATAGTTGAATAACTCAATCCCTTAATTGTAATTGTGTCACCTGATTGAGATACTATTTCAATGTCGTGCATCGTTTTGTAATTCATATAATTGTATTAAAGATATTCAGGTCCGTATATACCATAACGAGCAGTTCCGTCAATGATATTTCCTCTCGCATGTTTTGCTGGTGCTTTCCACGTTGCACATTTTAATAAATCACCTTTCTTAATTGGTGAACCTTTTAAGTCTCCATCAACTCTACTAATGAAACCCCAACAAGTAGTACCCACCCATAAACGAATATACTTTTGTCCAACCTCAACCGTTAACTCTTTCCATTGATTAACCATATCTGCTTTCACATAGTGGTCTTTTCTTTGGATGTTTAGTTTGTTTATAAAGTTTGCTACAATAGGATTACCTTTAAGATACTCCATTGCTTTTTTATCAGTCGTTCTCATAATATTATTTAATCTATGTTATCTAATCTATTAACTTCATCATACAGAGCAGTTTGAATTTTATGTAACAACTGAACTGACTTACTTAATTCTCTATCAAAATAGTTTTCCAATTCAGGTGTAGTTCGTTTAGCTATTTCAACTAACTCTTTATGAGACTCTACTCCTTTATTAACCACATAATAAAGGTCATTCAATTCCATTAAACTTAATTCCAAATTCATATTATATTATTTATAGTTTCCTTTAATTCCTTTACTAACTCCATACCCTTGTCTTTGTGATAGTGTGTATAATCTATCAGCATCTTCTTTAGGCATAATTTGTATTTCGTTACCCGTCTTATGATTTGCAATTGCAACACCACCAACTTTTTGAATAGTGGAACAATCAACACAACTTTTGTAACCATACTTCACTACTCGCAAAAGTGGCATCTTACCACCACACTTAATACATTGTGTCATTTCTAATTTTACTTTCACTCCTTTCATATTATCTATCGTTATTTAATGTGAATAATTTTCTTTCAGTTTCGGTATAAGGTTTGAACCAACCTTTAATTACTCTATGTGTTAAATCATCTCCGTTACTATCCTTATCATTGTATTCTTGTTTGACAATGGATAAAACTCTATCTAACAAATCATCAGCATCATATCTACATACCGAAATTAGTATGTGTAGTTTTTCTTCAATTTGTCTTTCAAAACTACGACCTCTCATATAAACATTGTGGTCATCACTCATCATATAAGAATAGTCGTGCAGTTTCACTTCATCCATAAACTCACCATACAATTTACTTTCTTCATTATACGCATCATTGATAAATGCATCGTTATTTACTTTCATATTTTCTTTTTTTAATTGTTGTGCAAATGCAACTATTTGATAATAATTCATACTATTTTATTTTAAGTTTACTTTGTGCTGCTTTTGTTATCATAGGATTAACATCATACACACTAAATTGACTATCCATTGGTATAATGAATTTGTTGTTTGCTGTGTCAATCTTATTACGGACAAACTTAAACTTCAATCCTACAATAACACCTTGCTCATCCAAATATCTCATATCGTATTCATCACCATCAATTACCTTATAACCCATAAATGATTTGGGTAATTGTTTACCTTCAAATACCATTGCAACTCTACCTTTATTTTCACTTAACAATTCTAATGATTGTAACATATTATAACCACTAAAAGAATAAGTCAAATCATAGTTAGGATATTTGTCCATTAACTTAAATCGTTTACTTACCTTTGTATAATCATAGAATTGAGTATCGTTAAACAATTCTAATATGTTTCGTTTACCATTTAATTTGAAAGTAGTAATGTCAATATCACTCGTACCATTGATACGAACTGAAAAACGATAACCTAATTGTTCCGCGTTGTACTTAGCTTTCTCAATTTCGGTAACTAACCAACTCATAAAGAAATTTCTATGTTCAAAGAACAATTTAGTTTTTGCAATCCTTGCTTTATTAATATTATTCTTTTTGACATCAATACGATTATGTCCACTTTCAGTTAAACACGCGGTACGACATTCTTCCGTACTCATAGGACAAACATTGTAACCCGATTGACTAGCGGGAGCGAGATACAAAATGTAAGTCATTTCGTTATACTTTAACCCTTTAGCGATTTTTGAACTACTCGCGACACTACCTAAATAAGATAACTTAGTTAATTTCTTCGCGGAACTAATTGTTGTAAATTTCATTGTATTCATATTATGATTTTTTTTAATGTGAGTAGGTAGTCTTTCAACCCAATAACCAAAGATACGACAATTTAGGGTACTGGCAATACCATTATGAAACTATTTTGAAAAGTTTTTATGGGCAATCAACGAGTTACATATATGTTTTTTTGTAATAAGCATAACTCATTGAGGGCCAATAAGTTAGAATTTGAGGTCTAAAGCGTTATGGGCCATTGGGTTATACATAGAAATAACCCCAATTCATAACTCGTTGATTATCAATAAGTTATAAAATGGGGTTATTTTAGGGTATATTATAAATTTTTGTTATATGATTATTATTCGTAACTTTTTCTATCAATATTCACTACATACGGAAAACGAGGTATACCGGCCGGCGTTAAGTTGAAATACTTAATCGTTGCTTCCTTACCTATCAACTTCTTTTTGTTCTTTAACATTTCAGCAGTTTCTTCCCAAGAACCTTTTACATTACTTTTGAATCTATCACCATTTTCAGTTTCAAATACCATATATCCAGCGGTACCAGTTCGGTTTCCTTCCCCTTCCACAATATCCAAAATAGTATATTCCTCATCTATGAATGACTTATGCTTCATTAAAGACTTACTTCTCTTATTTTCGTATTTTTTATCTAATCGTAACATCTGACCTTCGAATCCTTTATCTACATATTCACCATACAATTCCATCACTTCATCCTCATTGTTACAAGTATCGGTTTCAACTAATACACAATGTTTTTCAAATGATTCTAATTCGGTATCAAACAATTCATCTAATGCATAACACCTTTCACCAAAGTTTTGGTCTTCACTTGGTATATCGTAAATCCAATACTGAATATTCTTTTTACTTTCTTTTAAGTCAGCATCCGTTGGTTTTGTTTTCTTTACCAACGATACAATCTTATTAAAGTCATTTGCGAACTTGTCAGCATATAACTCACCATCCAATATCAATTCAGGATATGATTCAAATACTTCACTTAAACTTTCTATAATATGTGGTGCTGAAATGATTGGTTTACCATTACGACTAAACATTCCATCTTTTGTAACGATACATCTAATACCATCCAATTTAGGTTGAGAGAATATTGGGTAAGTAATCTTATCTTTACTATCCTCCCACTTACTCGCTAACATTGGTTCAAAGTATTGTGTTTTGTTTATGTGTTTAATGTTCTCAAAGTAACCACTCTCTAATTTCTTTGTTCTCTTTGCAATAGCTTCTTTAAGAGCTTGTTCATTATCGGTAGTACCATTTGCCTTACCTTCGTTCTTACCATACACTAATGTCCATGCATTTGTAGTAATTATACCACCAACTTGTCCACTATGAGTTCGGTATTTATTATCCGATACTTCAATTGTCCATTCTTGTGTTGCACCCGTCTTTGTCTTTTTATATATTGTTTCTAATTTCATAATCTATTTTGTTACTCTTTTTTGCATTTGGTATACCACCGACTAATCTTAAATTTTCAAAATCATTGGTACCACCATTGTCTATTGCTAAATCATGGTCAACTTCGTATCCAGTAGTTCTATCCGTATTATATACTTCTGAAAAAGGTATTTGTAAACCAGTTAATGTGTCTATTCCCTTTTGTTCATTCCAAAGTGCCAATCTAATTTCGGGTGTATTAACATTTGCAGTTCTATCATCCTTTATAACAAAAAAGTTCACTTTGTTATTTTGTAAAAAATCAGATAAAAATAATTCTAAAGATTCAGACCATTCAATTACACCCGTTTGTTTATCTCTATAAGTAAAATAACCTATACCACCACGATATGCGGCCCAATCACCTCTACCTTTACCTACTTTATAAATGTTACCTTTTTTTCTTTGTTGTTCCATCCATTTTGCATGTAATTTCATTACTCTTTCCCAACCTTTGTTATTTCCTGTTTTTTCATCAACGTCCGCGTCAATTAACGATGTAGCTATTTTATTTTGAACCATCCATTTAGCTATTGCAAAAATATCTACAAATAAAGCCTTATGATTTAAACTATTTGTTTGTGTGTTTGACAATTTGATAAAAGTATTCCATATTTCATTTTCAAAAGTTGAAAAATATGAATCACGTGTTTCTTTCCAAAATTTGTCTAATCCACTTGCATTTAATTTTCTTCTACCATTTTTAAGAGAGGTTTCATGTTGAAGATAGTACATACAAAATCCAACCATTTCGTGATGTGTTCTATCTAAAAGAGATGCTGAATTCATTTTTTGTTCAAAACACCTACTCAATTCTGGAGAAATGTTTCTAACAGAATTGGACATACCACAATCGAACGCGTTTCTAATATCCTGTCTATTTATAATTTCATTTAAGTTATAATGAATAAATAAATTATGCATTTCCGGTTTGGTTATTTTTCCCCAAATTTCTATGTTAAATTTAATACTATATGTATAATATTCATACATTTCAATTAGATTATTAATATCACTTTTATCCAATTCTATTTTTTTATTACCATTGTATTTAATTAAACCTTCTTTTTTAATTGTTTTTTCATCTTTAATTTGATATAGTGCAAATGATGGATATATGGATTTATTTTTAGACTTTTTTGTCATTAATGCAATTGTTCTTGTGAATTTTTTGTCTTTTGGTAAATCATTATAGTCCCAGGGATACTTTAAATTAAAGTTTTTATTGTGTATATCCGTTTTTGGCCCTTTGATATTATCTAATATTTGTTTTGTAAATCCTGAAATAAATAATGAGTTCCATGTAGTTCTAGAATTACCATCTAATGAAACATATTTATAACCATCTTTTTTTAATTTTGTAAAATATACAAATGATTCTAAATGATTTATTTCCTTTGAATATTCCAATGCACTATTTACACAAACAACACGTATTTCAACATTTCCAAGTCCGTCTATAACAGAGCTAAAGTATTGAAATCCCCTAATAGAAGCCCATCTAGTCCATCTTTGGAAATCCAAATCAAGATAAGTTTCTAAAAAGAATTGAACCATCTCTTTTTGTGTCAACAATTTTGATTCTTTAATTCTATCTTCTTTGAATAAACTATTCATAATTATTTTTTTTTAATTTTTTGAAAGGTAATAATAATTTTTTACATTTCCAAATTTATTTTACATTAATTTGTTTTTTGATTTTCCCACCAATATTTTGTTGTTCGTAACACTTCGGATATTTCAACTAATAAGGATGTAAAATGTTGTATTTCGGCTAAAACAAGTCTCCTTTCCGTTGCTACTTGTAATCCCATAGTAAATAATCCATATGTTCCATCAAACTCATTACGAACTAAATGAACTTCTTGTGGTGCATTCCATCCACCAAAACCACTATCATGTATATCAAATTCAAATACATATGCACCTTGTCCGACACTATTTGTAAATTCTCTTACATGATAAATCGGTCTACCATAACAGGTCATATTTATTACCTTATCTATATTCTTAATTGTTAACATACTATAAATCTTTTAATGCTTCTGTAAATGTAAATTTCATATTCCTAATTATACCAAAGTATTTAGCTGATATCCAATGGTTGTCAAATTTACCATTATCAACTCTATACATATTTACATTTTGTTCACTATCCCATTTTGGGTATCTATATACATCAACATATACCCACCTACTGGTTTCCTTAAATGCAAATCTATACTTCTCATAAAATATTTCAACACCTCTTAATGTAAATCTACCATCTACAAAATTCATTCCTTTTATATCATCTGGGTTTTTAATCACTAACATATTATATTGATTTTGCCATATTATAAAATACTTTTTTTAGTCCACCTAATGAACTCAATTTTGATTTAGTAACCATTACTTTTGTCAAAACAACATCACGACCTTTTGGGCGGGGTTCAATCATATGTACGTGTGCGGGTTCACCATTTGCATCGGTGGTGGGTATAAACAAATCGATAGTTATTCTTTCTGGAACCGAATAGTTTTGTTTTACTTCACTTAAAGAAATAGTGTAATCTTTACCACCCGGTGAGGATGCTATTTCGGAAACATCTGTGCAAACATACATTTGTGTTGCTGCATTGAATAAAGGAATATTAAACTCCATATCAATTAAACTATTCGGACTTTTTTTTGTCATCTTTCTCATTATCTATTTAGTTTTGTTATACATTCATCAACCTTATCTCTTAATTTACCACCATATCCAAAATCACCATTAACTTGTACATGCCTCCATTGTGGAATACCTAATGACTTATATCCAAAGTTTAACTTCATATCATCAATAGAAATCCAATTGGTAGGTTTGAATGACTTAACCCACATTTCAATCTCACATGCTCTATCCCATTCTAACGATGAACTCATTTTCTTTTTGGGATTAAAGTTTGTTGTAGTATCTAATAAGTTCCACCTACCAATACCATAGTGTTCAAATATCATACTCAACTGAATAAAACCATAATGCTTTTTCCAGTCAGACGATACTACTAATCTTGCATCAGTTTGTTTTATAATCTCACTCAATGCATCACACTCAGCTTTGTCCCATGCGTAAGGTATTGTAAACTCATTCATCGTTCCTTCCATTATTTTCACTTTACCATCTCCCCAATTACCCCACGATAATGGGCCATCTATGTCTATGAATATTGCTTTACCTCTCATAACTTATTTCATTATCTTATTAACTAATTCATTCCATTCTTGTCTTTCTATCTTGTCTGCATTAAACATTTCAAACTCATCTTCATCTTTATTATTTCTCAATGTTATGATATGATAGTCATCTGCTAATGGTGACTTAAATAATGTATCTTTACATTTTGAAAATTCATAATCATCCATTGACATACGAAACTTCATTATGAATATTGGTTTTGCCATAATCTATTTTATTTATTTGTTACATTATCCC